TTCCAATAGAAATTGATCTTGTGAAAAAGGATTAGAAGTTTCTAACAATAATTGATACATTTCATCACTTGCATCGACCCCGACCCCAGAGACTTCTTTAAATGCTACTTCAATTGTTTTAATAATTGATTGACCAGATTTAATATCAGGATATATAAATCCTTTCATCATAAAAGATATTGTCCAAATAATTGTTCTTCTAGCAGAAAACTCTCCTTCATAAGAATCTTCACTTGTCGCACTTTGAATAACAATTGGAATATCTATTGAGATACCCATATCTGTTATAATATTAACAGTTACATTAAATTCTGGAGTAAAAAACGGAAGAATTTGTTCTAATATTTGAGTACCATCTTCAGCATTTTCCACAAAAGCGTATAAAGAAAAATCAAAAATATATGGAGAAGGATTAAACATCTTCTTAACATTACGATTTCCATTTATCGTTTCTTTATGTGTCAATGAACCTACTGTATTTAATTTTCTAACAGGATCATAAGCAATACCAGTCATTTCAAATCCCATTCTAGGAAGTTGAATAGCAACTTGTCTATCTAAACTAGCATCTTGATTTATTCTTGTAAGAAATTTTTGCTTTGGCCCATAAGCTATTGGTACTTTTTGTCGAGATAAAACATTACCGCCCGAGTCCTTTTTTTCAATATTAATATCATTAAATAGCGTACCAAACAACGCAACGTATTTTCTTATTGTTTGATGATAAAAAGTTTGTCCTAACATAATACTCCATAAAGATTGTAATATTATTTAGTTGTATAAATAGTCTTATGGCACTATCAATAAAAACTCAAGGCGAAAATTTAACAATGCATCAAGGCAGTAACTTTGAAAAAGTTTTTACTGCTAAAGATGCAAATAATTCAAATGTGACCATAAGTACTGGTACTTGTGCTTCTTCAATGAAGAAAAATCATGCAACTACCAATGCTTCTTGGATACTAACGTTTACAGCGGCAGTATCTGGTAGTAATGTAACCATAACCGCTAATGCTACTCAAACAGCAAATATGTCTTCAGGATTATATGTTTATGATGTTGAATACACCCAAGCGGATGCTGTAACAAAAGAAAGGGTAGTTGAGGGAATGATTACAATTCTTCCAGAATCTACAACTTAAAAATTGCTTTCACTAAATGGATTGCCTTCAGAGAAATCAATAATAGAATCTGCTTCGGTTTCAATAGTTACATTATTTGCAGTTGTATCATTAACAAATTCCTGTGTATTGGGTGTAGTACCAACTGTATAATAAGCACCACTTGTATTTCCAACTACATTTTGACTTAACGTAAAAGTTCCCATCAAATCTGTTAATTTCAATACTCTATCAGTAGAATTCCAAGATATTACTCTTCCTTTCGTATTTGCAGAACTTTCTGTGCTTCCAACATATACATATTCATCATCTACATAATTTCCCGATCCACCAGATTCAAAATTTACTTCTATTGAATAAGCATATTTATCTTCTATATCATCTATGTCTTCAATACCAGTATCAATTCTTTGATCATCATACTGAAACAATTCACATGTTAAATCAAATATAGGCAATTTACCAAATTGATAAAACATTGATTCGTGTTCAACAAATCTAATTTCATAAAGTTTTTTGTTTAATGGGAGAAATATTATATCGCCTTCTTTTGGTCTATCATAACCAGTATCTAAATTTTCCCATCTTCTTCTCGCCACAGAAAAGATAACCTGATCTCTAATTTCTAATCCAAATCTTGAAATAAAATCACCTTCTCCTTCAAAACCATCAACTGATTTAACATACATTTCTATTAAATGGGATTGATTAAATTGTGAAATAGTATCTTCTCCATAAAGAAGATCCTCATTCACATATTGTCTTGGAAGGTAATAGTTATCTATGCCAAAATTTTTTATCGATTCTATAATTAAATCTTGATGTAAATTTTGTTCTGAGGCATTTTGTAAGTGATTAAAATAAGAGTTTGTAGGCATTATCCTGGACCAACCATAAAGTCTACTGGTAATTCATATTTAAGAGATGCTTGTTCTTCTGTTTCTCTTAATTCTTGTATTGCTTCTTCAAACATCGTTCTTCCATTTAGTGTCGTTCCTCCTGGAAGTTGAACTCCTTCATATTTTATTAAATTAGCCCCCCATTGTCTTTTAATCAATGCGGTTGTATATTTCTTTAAAAACATATCATTATATACATCTGTAAATGTTGCTGGATCAATTATTCTATATGCTTCTGCTATAAGATATTCATCAACTTCAAGATCATCATTTCCCCAATCTATATCTAAATATAATCGATTTTGATGTCTATTAAATCGTAGGGGTTTTTTTCCTACAAACATATCATTCAACAATTGTAAATGTTGCATTGACATCTTATAATTTATTATAGAAGTTGCAGTAAGATACGGCATTTCATTTAAATGAAATTGATATCTAAATGAAAACAAATCACTTGATGTTTGTCCCCCACCCGTATCTTGTATATCAAAAATACCCGTCACACCAATTATAGAATCATTTAATGTAATATAATGATTATCTACATCTCCAAAAGTAACCAATGATGCATCGGTGTCGGCTACTGCAGTAGATCCACTTGTACTTCCAGTTATTGTTTCACCATTTGAAAAACTAGATGTTACATCATTATTTGAAATATCATCTGTGTCTTTATGATTTTTAAATGTAATAACTGAAGTATTTGAAGAAACTACTTTTGCGGTTGCATTTGATGTTCCACCAGTTATTTTCTCGCCTACTGTAAAGGCACCTGTATTTGAAGCAATTTTAACAGTCGAACCCGTAATTCGATGTACATTATACATTCTTTCAACACCATCAAAATGATATTCTTGAAAAAATTGCAAGCCTTCATCTATTCGATCTTCCAGTTGATCATCTTCTACATTTATTTCAATAACTGGTTTTCCTAAATTTCTAAGGCAATATTGTTTTAATTCTTCTCTTGTGCTAGGTTTTGCCATTTTTCCTTACGTTGTATTTACAACTGTTCCACCCGAATCTCTCACGGGTAATCTAGCATTAACTGTATCTGTTCCGTTATTCGACAATATAGGACCCGTACAATAGATAGATCCATTTGCATAGGTGTTAAAAATATCAGCGGAATTATTTGCTACATGCAGAATTTTTGTTCCACCTGTACTAGTTGCTCCATGTACATATAAAGTTGCTCCAGTCGAGGAAGTATCGGCTGATTTAAAAATAATCAATGATGTAGAATGAGCATTAGATGATTCTACATTCATTGCTGTTCTTACTGAATTTTGTAGAAGCTGAATTCCTTCTCCACCGTCTGCAGTAATTCTTAATCCTAACGATCCAGAAGCACCTGTCGCATCTTGATTTATATCAACAACTGCTCTAGCAGAAGTAGAACTATTATTATCTGTTATGGAAAGCATAGAACCCGTCATAGCATGAGAAGTTCCTGTTCCTAATCCATGATGTATTGCCATAACATGACCTGAAGTTGCTGTATCAGAATTAATCTCAAAAATATTTGCAGTTGTTTGTGCCGCATCAATTGAAATTCCTATTTGATCTACATCATTTGAATCTAAAAAAATTCCTGTTGTACCATCAGAAGAACCAACATTTACATGTAATTTGCCTGCCTGACCCGCCGCTGAGTATGTGTCTCCACCAACAATTTGCAGAGAACCCCCATAGGTATTAGCAAATACAGCCGTATTAGCGGCTTCAGTAACAATATGTAAAGAATCTGTATCATGATTATATACAAAACCTCCAACATCAACATCTGCAGAATCACCAAACGCAATATGTGCATTAGATGTATTAGAAGATAAAAGGGTCATTCCTACATTATCCGTATTTTCTAATATTAATTCATCACTAACCACTCCAACCGCAGTAGCAGAAGATCCTGAATTTGCAAAAGCCGATCTTATATGTAATCTTCCTTTAGATGAAGTTGGAGCAGTTGGAGATGATGTATATTCTGGAAAATTACCAATAGCTACATTAGAAGTGCCCACATCTGAACCAAAAATAGCACCAACATTAGCTACTAAAGCCGATGAAGCATTAACCGAAATATTTGCAGAATGTGTAAATCCGCCGATTGTATATGTATTATTAAATGTTCCATTGCCAAATGTTGCTCCAGTAAGAATATGATCACCAGCAGTTATTGAAATAACTTTACTAGAATCAGTAATATTAACATTTACATCATTAAGTGTTCCAGTTGAGACTGTAACTTGCGAAACAGTTCCTAAATCAGAAACCGTTGCTCCGTTTAAATTAATTGTAGATGCT